AATCTCTATTTTCGGAAACAACATTAGCAGCAATATCTTCAATACTCGGCAAGTGTGGGTATTTATCATTTAACCTAGTGATTAAATCTTCTTGGGCTTTTACTGTTTCTCTATTAATAAGGGCTAGCATCCGTTGAACTTTATCAACTTCACCCCTTAGTCTGTAGCATTCCTCGACACTACCAACAAGTTGGATTAATTCTTTGTCAGGTTTACCGTAAATAATATCAACGATAGCATTCGATAGTTCTGTATCTTCTTTATAGGTAGACATTACTCATTCTCCTTATTTGCTCTAAAGTTTAATATAGATTCTGCTTTCTTGTAGGTATACCAGAGTATTTCTGTGTTCATCTTGTATAAGAACTTGTCGATACGTTTCATCTTCTGGAGGAGTAATTTGTGTTCAGGTATCATTTCTTATGTCCTGGTTCTGATTCTAAGTATTCGTGATAGAGTTTTATTTTAGATAGTTTGCTTTTAGCCATTACAACTCCCCCGCATTCTTGAGAGCCAGCGTGAGCTTTAGAAGGGCTTTGAGTGGGGTGTCACCAGCGTGACTCTTCAATTCCTGATTCCACAGTGAATCAACCGCGTCTGTGTAGCACGCTTCCCAATGTCCGGCATACCAAATAAGTTGCGGAGTCCCGAATCGTGTTTCTTTTGGCAACTTCTCTAGTAGGTAGTCGGAGGTGTAGAGAGGCACACAGTGGTTATAGTCTGGTTGGATTTGATAGCTCTTAGGGCCAAGCAATTGCAAGTGTCCACTTACATCATGGTAAAACTCAATTACCTGCTCTGTTTTCCATTCGGGAAATAGCTCATACACTTCCTTACATAGCTCAAATAGTTCGTTATCGTTCACCTCTTTCCTCCAATATTAAAATGTTTTGTCCAAGAGTTTTTAGGCTTATCGTCAACATGACCCATGTATACGTATTCCCAGAGAGAACCTTTAACATGGTTAGTAACAATTATATGCCCTTCCTTTTTAAGCTCCCTAATACGCTCTGAACCACGTTGGATTCGTCTGTTCCACATATCGGTGTTAGTCATTGAGCCGTGTTCTTTAAGGTACTTTAGGATTTGTCCAGTTTGAGAAATACTACTCATAAATAGTTCCTTGTAAGCTTGTATAATCAACTACTGCTCGCGGGTCGTGAATGCCTATATATAATGGTTGTTCAATCCAATTCTTATCAGATGGTACAATCCAATCACGTTGGAAAATTGACTCAAGTGTACCATCTATTGAATATAATGCGACTTTACTGTCTTGAGATACTGACGCTAACTTATATTCTTTACGTAAATCTTTGTCTATACCTACTACCTCACCATCGCAACAATCATCAATAGTAATAGTTTTTGGTTTGAGTAAGTACAGTTGTTGATTTATAGGAGCATTGACCGTGTATCCTTTGTGCCAACCATCTATTACTAATAGCTTGCTCATATTATTCACACTTTCCGCAAGTACAATCTTGCAATTCATTATTTTCATCATAGTAACTAGGACACTGGTACTGTTCTACCTCTAGTTCTTCTGTAGTATCCGAGAGAACACTATAGAGTGTAGGTAACTCTTGCTTCACATAGTCCATAAGAGGCATTTAGTATTCCTTCCGTACACGGTTTAGTTGACCTTGGTAGAAGTCGTATTGAATTTTCTGTGCTGGTGTCATGTTACTGATAATCCTGTTCGCTAGTGCGCTCATACCGCTTACTACTGTGTAGCCACTGCCATCTGATGCGTGAAGCTTCACTGCTACTTTTACTGGCGTATCGTTATATTGTACTTCGATGTGTGTCATTGATGTTTATCCTTTTTAGTTGATAGCCTTATTGTACATCGCTTGTGCTAATAATGCAATGCTTAAATATTACAGTATGTGGATAACTATAAAAAGCACCCCAGTTAGAGGTACTTTAAATATGATTTATTATTATATGCTGACCATGCTTTAAAGCCAGAACCTTTATAAATAGCGTACGCAGCGGCTAGGTTCTTCTCGGGTATAAACCTGTCTTCTGAACTGATTAGCCCGCTATTTACATGGATACTGTTAATTTGCATAAGTCCGGCATCATTTGAACCATTCTTATTGGCTTTATTATACGCCAATGGATTTCCCCGTGATTCTGCCATGCATATAGCGTAAGCAATCTTTATGTCCCATTCATATCCATCTACGAGTTTACATGAGCCTTCTAGGGGCTTAGAAATGGTCACAGGTATACTTTTAGGTGCTGGTTCTGTTACTATTGCCACTTCTTCTTTTAAAATAGGCGTGGCGACTATTTCTGGTCTTTTAACTCTGCACTAATTTCAATTGAGTTAACAACTTTAGCTTGTGCGTCGTTAATGATGTTGACGCTAAGGAAGTGTCCTAAAATAGTACCTAGTACTGTAAACACGAATGCTGTAAGTACAAGTCCCCATTTATAGTTGTTTTCTTTAGCAGCAAACTTTAATGATTCGATAGTTTGTGGTTTCTTTTCTTTTGACATGATTACTCTTTTCTATGTTTGTATTCGTCTGTATGGTGCTAAAGCCGTTGCTCCACTATGAGTTTGTACCTTTGTGTCTAGACTCGAGCATCTTCTGGCCTCGAACCCATAGCTTCACCGCTTCGGCACTACTACAGACGAACTGTTTAATATGTTTGTAATTAGAGCGTATGGTGGGAGGGACTTCGGGCATCGTAATACTTATCCCTGCGTTTCAGTAGCGTATTTCAGCTCATCCCTTGTACGTACTAGAACCTTCGGTGCACCTCGGTATTGGAGATAATCCTACTAATACGTCCCACTACTACGCTCTAATCTTATTTGTTAAATTGTTCAAACCGTTGCGATTACCTTGTACTAATGGTGTGGATGTCTATCATTCCTATATTCGCTGGTTTGTTCATTGATGTACTACCTTTTGGGTATGTATTTATATTAGCACAAGCGATAACTATTGTAAACCCTTATTTTAGCAATAAATCTACCTGACCACTGTAATATTCAATCATTTCTTTTAATTTTGTACTAGGTATCTTGATAGACTTAAGGCTTTTGCGCTCTAAATCATCTACTGCTTCACGCCCATAGGTATCAATCATATAGTATGTGTAATTTATATAATTACCTTTTAAGAACACATTACAGCGCATACATTGTACGTTGCAATTCATTTCATCCCAACGTGTACTTTGTCTGCCCCGTGTGAAAAAATGGCCGTTTTGTTGGTCTTGCCAACGCTTCATACTCTTACAGGTTACACATATCGCCATCTTCTCGCCATCGTACTCCACAGACCCTCTCAGACGTATATAGAATGAAAATACCTTATCAAGTCGCCTCACAACACCAGCACGAGTTTCTTTTTTATTCTTTGCTTTATTAAAAACTTTTTTGTCTTCTTTAGAAAACTCTTCTTTTGTAATACGCAATGCTCGCCTAACAGTTGGTTTCTTTATTGCTGTTTGTTTTATAGGCTTTTGGGGTTTATCTGGACAGTAAAAGCCAGAATGCCCCACCTTTTTACAGTAGGGACAGACTTTGTTAGCTTGTGCCATTCATAATCTTTTCGTAGCACTTTTTTATCACTATGGCATCATGAAGTGCGTTGTGTTTAGAACTGTCTTCGTCAAACCCAGCAAATTCTTCTCTATTGATATCTGGGTCAAACCCTTTAACCTCTAAGAGTGTTGATAAATCGAAGGGAATATAATATACATTCTTTGGTATGTTAAATGCATGACCCCATATCTGATTGAATAGAACCCAGTCATATGCATAACAGTCTGACCACATTTCAACTTTTTCATAATCAGACAACCATTCGGTAAGCCTATTCTTTAATTCGGCCATGTTCATAAGATGTTCGCCACCCCAAAAGTTTGCTACCACATTCTTCTCTAACCATTCATCTACCTGTGTTCCGTCATAATCACTAAGTTCTGCATAAAACGTTTCACCGTCTTCATCTATCAGGCCAATACTCATTAGCGTTGTTCCTTGATGCAACCCTGTAAACTCTGTGTCAAAAAATACTTTCATTCATAACTCTCCTTTAAATGTTGAGCAAACCCTAATGCGCTTGGTGTTGACTCGTTCATTGCGCAAATTTCCACGTAGCTGAATATCTGTTGCTCAAGTTCTGTTATTAATTCAGATTCCGATTGCTTCATATGTTTACTCCGATTAAAACACCAATAATTATCGTAAGAGCAAAGAATATTAACAATAATCTATTTTTTATAATATCAACGTCGCTTTGTTTCATCATTTCCCCTTCTTACTTCGTTTAACTTCCGCTGACCTCTCCTGTGCCTCTTTAGGTGATACTTTCCCGTGTGCAAAGGTATGTCCCTTTCCGTTCTGGCCGCCTGATTTTCCTAGCAGTCTAAACTTATTAGTCCACATCTCCAGGGCTTCTTCTTCTGTTATTTGTCGGTCTTCCATTTGGAAAGCAATGTATTTAGCTTTTCGTTTTTCACCTGCTTCGCTCATTGTTCGCTCTCCTCGTTCACTTTATATTTTAAATAAGTTTTTCCATCTATGTTTGTGGTTTCGAAATCTTCGCCGGCTATTGCGGCCATAAGTTCAAAAACTGTAATATCTTCTTCGTAAAGTTCCTGGTAAACCGTTATGGGTATTGATACTTTAGTCATTAGTAATTAGCCCAAACTTTCTCATCTTTTTTGTATTTCCACAAGAGCCCATTTGTATCTAAACCGATAATTATTTTTTCCTCAGTGTGATAAGTAATTGAAATTAAATCTGGCCTAGTTCTTCCTGTAAAATTAGTCATTATTCGATTTCTTTCATAAATTCATCAGGCCCACGATGGTATAGACATAAAGGGCAGGTACAGATGTTATGTTCATGTTGTATAACACGGGCGACAGCAATCATCAATTTACCATTTTTGCTTGTTGGGTTAAACTGTTTGGTGTCTTCTCGTGTTTCATAACCATACTCCGGAGCTAAACGTTCGTATGTGTCGTGAAATAACCGTGCTAATTCTTCATCTTTACTCATTACGCCTCATTCTGCAATTGTTGCATTATAATTTACCCGTTTCTAGCAGTTTCTTAACTTGCTGCTTATTAAATTGCCAGTCCAAACCTCTATAATAAGGTTCTATTGCTTTTACATCCTCGCCCTTAACTCTGTGATATACCATACGGGCAGGCCAAATATCTATTACGTGAGTTGCACCGTATATTCTCCACTGGTCTTCACTTTTAAATTCAGCCAGTAATCCTAATTCATCACACAATGCCTCAAGCTTTGGCGCATTTTCTTTAAAGTAATTAGGCTTTTTGCTCATTTTTGCGACCTTCTTTATATTCAGCTTCTAAATCACTCATAACCGCAGCAGCCTGTTCCTCGGTGAGTGAATCATATCCAGCACCATAGTTATCCCACATCCAGTTATTCTTTTCATCGTCTGTAGTTATACTTCGTTGACGTAGTTGATTATCAAGAATTTCCTTCTGAGTATCGCTCATTGGTTCATCGGAACGGGGTTGCCATTTTTCTTTTGGCCCACTTCGGTCTACAATTTCGTCAGATAAGCCAAAATCTTCATTGTCAACTTTATCAATATCAGAAACAATATCGTTGAAGTGGCGCTTACAAGCACGTTTAATAACTGATTTAAGCCAAAACTCACTTGACCATTTATCCCACAATGCCGATTGTTTACTAGCATTTTTCATTTCTTTATAATCGTTAAGGTTTAACGTCTCAAGAAACTCACCACGTTTGTTTTTAATAACACAGTACGCACCCTTAATTGCTGGTTCATTTTCTGCAAATGGGTCACCCACATTGTGTGAGTAAATAACTGAACCGCTTTCTTTCGCAAAGCTGTAAGTATCGCCTTCTCGGATAAGCTGTACATCAAACTCTGTTTCTGGGTAGGTTTCAAGTACTTTGTTTTTATATCCGTTGTAGGTAACCATAGCCATATTCTTACCGGTAATAACGACGTTCACGCCGTCAATTGGTAAACCGAGGTTATAGAACTTTTTTACAAGCCCTGAAAGTACTTCTATAGGCTGTGAACTGACAGTCTTGGGTTTATCATACCCTTTACTATTCTTTCCCTGTTCAAGCCTTGCTGAATCGTCGTAGTAAGATAAAAACTTACTTACAAATGGTTCTTTAATACCACTCAAAGATTCTTTTATATCTTGTTTAATTTCTATAAGTGTTGGCATTTGATGTGCTCCTTTTGTTTATACCCTAATTGTACACTATCGCTTGTGCTAATGCAACAGTTGGAGTAAAGATAATTTCATGTTACACTGTATCTGTTACGAGGATATTCTTGTTTATTGATGTGAACCCTTTGCCTCGTAACGAACTAATAGCGTCCCCACCGGCGCTATTTTTTATTTCTCTATTGTAAAAGCTTAAGCTTAGCTGTAATCTAGAAGCATAACAACTCTCCCCTTTAGAAGTAGGGACACCACGCGAGTTGCTCGTTCTTTAGTAATCATATATACCTTCATTTTAAACAACTGGGTACATACTTTAAACAAACATTAGTCCGTCCGGCAGCCCCGGACGTTCTTTTTTTGGGCTTGTATTTATTATGTTTACGGTTTATAATCATTTCTTAGCAAGCTACTACGTCAAATAGTGTAAGCCTTGCTACTGGAAACACCAGACTAGGGATTGCATTATTAATCACACTCATGTATATTTAGAGGTGACGTAGTAGCTACTCCCCAGTTTTGGGGAGTTTCTTTTTATCATAAATTAATGTAGTCGGCCGACTTTCCAATAAACGAACACAACAATTCGGGTTATTAACCGTTGAAAGGGTTTTTAAAGTATGATTCATGACCTCTCTCAAGAACTAGTTACTAGGAAACAGAAACTAGAAGAACTAGTTACTAGTAACAAGTTAACTAGTTTAGATATTCAGGAAAGGGCTCTAACAATAGGTAGAGGGTTAGTATCCACAATGGAACCTAACGATATGACAGCATGGTACTGTAAGGCTTTTAAGACACTCGGTGAGCAAAAGTACAGTGCTGTGGCAAGTATGGCAAAACAAGGCAAAAAACCAGCTTCATTATTTGGGTGGTTATTAAAAGAAGAAATGAAAAAATCTAATGGATAGCAAAAAAGCAAAGCAATTAATTAAAGATAGAGCATTTGGGTTTAACAGTGTTTACGCTGGGGTTATTGAAGAAGTTGTTAATACTTGGAATGCAGATGCAATAGCAGTTAAATGGAATGGTGAAATTATTGAGTACGAAATTAAGTGTTCAAAGTATGATTTGATTGGCGAAGTTAAGGCTATCACATTTGCACTGGATAATAACGCAGTATTCTCTAATAATTTAGATTTTATTGGGAGAAACCTTGTAACTAAAGATACAAAACTTTCTAGAACTAAAATCGCAAAGCATCATCACTATCTTGTTGAGCAGGTAAAAGACTATAGCAATATGGAATATATGTTTCGTCCCAATAGGTTTTATTTTGCTGTACCAACAGAACTTGTTGAACTTGCTAAGGAACTGTTAAGGGGGATAAAGTATTACGGAGTTTACAACTTAGATACTGGAGAAATTGTTAAGAAAAGCTATTCACTACATAAAAATAGTCATTCAGCTTCTGTATATCTTCACCTTTTCACTAGAGCATGTACTGAAAGAGATGACCAGTTGAGAGAAAATATCAAACTACGCAAATCTTTAGTGATATAATTACCCCATAACTAAGGAGCAACAAACATGCAATCATTAGCAGCACGAATCATTCTCAGTATCATCATTGGATTAGTAGCTTGGGGACTAACATTCCTACTAGGACTTATTATTAGCCTTGTACCTATCATTTCACCTATTGGGGACTTCGTTAAATTCGTAAGTGTAGGCGTTGGTGTATTAGCTGGTGTTTATTACTTCATTACACAAAAGAACCCACTACGTTAATTTAGTGGTATAATAGTCACATCCTGGGTTCAACCATGATAAATGATTTAGTTTAGCTTTCGTTTCGGCGAAGGCTTTTCTATTTATAAGCGAACTTTCTAACATACAAACAACAGAAACGTCCATTACCATAAGCATATCGGCAAAGGTATACTAAGCCGAAGCACCTAATCGTTCTCCTGTCATGAGGGGCTTAGATGTTCCCTAGTATCAATGACAGCCCCTCAGCAGGATTTTATTTACTAGCAAACTCTACTGAGCCTTCTTCATGTCTAAAGTATAGCTCTGTAGCAATTAAACTAATTTCATGTTGCACTTGGGCTTTACGTTCAGGATTAAGATAATTACCCTGTATTGCACGTGTCAGCTCTTTGCCGCGTTCATCTAATCTACTTAGTGACCACTCGGTTTGATTGTTTTCCATTAGGCTGCCCTCAATTGGTTATAATCGTTAGTTACTCGTCGTAAAACATCTTTCGTTAATGAACGGAACACAGGATTACGTGCTGAACCCGTTCTAATGCGTTCTCCAGCGTCGTGCGCTTCTACTACGACGTTCATAGCTTCTTGGATAGTTGGGAGTGATGGAGGGCCATATAAACGGTGTAATGTATCATGCTGGTCAATCGGCATAAGAAATTGATGTCGCTCTAAATCTCTAAAGGTTTGTAGCAACGCTAAAGAACCAAACATACGTGCCTCCCAGCCGTTATGATGATTATTCCAGTTTTGCTCTCTAGATAGGTCTAGGTGAGATTCTGGTAGCCCAATTTCAAAAGGAGAGATACCAACGCCGTGAAGGGTCGGATATCTCTTTTCCATCTCAGTTAATACTTCTGAATACGTTAAGTGGCTCAGGAGGGTTCTCATATTCATCTTGAGAAGCGTCATAGAAACCAAGACTAGCCATCATCCCAACAGCCCCTAGGAGGCCAATACGTTCTTTATTTGTGAGCGATGTTATTTCAACCGCTTCGGAGAGTAGCTCAAGTTTATCAGAATTTTTTAATTTTTCTGTCATCGTATTTATAAAATAACATAACCTTTAAAGTTAAGATATAGTATAATTATTGTAAGAGATAAAAATATCTCCCGCTAGCGACTAAACCAGAACAGGAGATATATGACTAATTGTAGCATTAAAGATTGTTATAGGCTATGTAGCATCAGACGAAACGGTAAACGCTCCACGCAACGTGGATACTGTATATTTCACTATAGGAGATTTAAATTAGGCATAGACTTAGAAGCGCCAGACCCAAGAGCCCCAAGACCAGCTATTGTTAAGGGTGATGTGGCATTGATACCGCTAGGAATAAACGCCAAAGATGGGTATACAACCGTAGACAAGGAATTTGCTTACTTAGCAGATGAACATAAATTCTATCTTAATAACTATGGGTATGTTGTTACCCATCAACATAGTACGTTAGCCTGGCTTCACCATTTTATTGTAGGTAAACCTAGCGGCAGAAAAATGGTTGTTGACCATATTGATAGGAACCCTTTAAACAATAGGAAAAATAACCTAAGAATAGTAAGCCAAACAATCAATCTGCTAAATAGAGAACCTTTGAAAAGCAAGTACGGATATAAGGGTGTGTATAAAACACATAATAAATTTAGGGCAGAAATAACAATAGATGGACAAAAGCATTTAGGTGGTAAATTATTTGACACACCTGAAGAGGCGGCTATTAGATATAACGAACTGGCTAAAATATACCATAAAGAATATGCGACATTTAATGTTATAAGAAAACGCAATACTTAGCACAAAAATACCCCGCTAGATACGGGGATATTTTCTATTTATACTGCCACTGTTTTATTTTACAGGTGCTTTAGTATTTTACTACGAACCTGCTGGAATGTGAGTACCCATTATTTTGCCTGTTCTTTGTAGTAGTCAGCAGATGACTTAGCAAGCAATGCCCCTAGAAGCACGTTTAAAGCACCTAGAGTCGTTAGAATCTGCTCAGTGTATGCAAATCCCCATGCGATAGCTACAACGCCGTAGAAGGCAATTACAGCAGGCAGACCGATTTGTGCGATATATTTTAGTGTGTCGTATAGTTTAGCGTTCATCTTGATTTTCCTTTTCCGGTTCTCTTGAACCTGTTTAATAAAATTAACGGTCTGTGTTCTTAATTTCTTTTGGTACGGCGTGTAGACAGTGTCTCTTCAACTAGCCATTATTTCAATGCGTCCATTAAAGCTTCTTTCAATTTCTGTAGCTTCTTTACTGCTTCTGAATCTACCGTCTTACCCACTTGACCTTCCAGGTCTTTAATCTTTTTCTGAGCTTCAGGATACAGCGAGTACAACATCCCGTTAACATTCTGCCACTCCGGACTCGGTAGCCATTTATTGATGATGTCAAATATATCCTTACCGATTAGCCCGTCTGCTTCAGCGTTAGATACTTTATCTGCGTTACGGTGCAGAATCGCAGTGTATAATGCTTTTGCTTGTTCTCTATCTTTAATGGTCATAGTAGTCTCCTGTACGACGCGTACATTATTAATATCTTCACTCCAACCCACATATTTCATACCATTGCCGAAAGCTTTTATGAGGTCATCGACTGAATTGAACCAGGCGTTTCCCTCTCCCGATAGTGGCGATGAATAGACGGTCCCTGATTTATCCCGTACCGCGGTGTGGCCGTACAGCTTCTTTTCCTTATCACCAGGAAGCTTCCCCCACCATTCAAACCACACCGGAACTGAAGCATTGGGGAAGTTTCTATCTTCATGCTTATATTTAAGATTTAACCAGTTTTGCCATGATGGGTCATAGAGGCGACCAATCCCGAAAACAAGTCGGCTGTACTTATGACAGAGACCCGCTTTAACGGTTTGATTATAGTTTGGTTGGATTAACTGTTCCATGTTTCTCCTTATAGTCTCAGTCGGGGGAGACCAAGTTGCACATCTAGTATACCAGTATTGAGGTTTAGTTGGCTTTGCGACCGAGTTGGGGCAGTAGTAGGCTGTGGATTAACTGGTTCAGTCTGCTGCGGGGTCTGGGGGACTTCAATCAGGGGTTGACGGGGGAAAGAGTTGCTAATTTCTGAGTTGGGGTTCGTCAAAATATAAGCGTTGATGTCTTTTAACTGTTCGGAAATAATACTCAGACGATTAGGAATCGAGGGTTTGCCGATATTAAAGTAATCCGAGTACTGCTCAACCGGGATACAGCGCCGGAAGACAAGAGCGGTCAGACAGTACCTGGCCCGTATTAGTAGTTTGTAGTCGCCTTCTGGAGCAGCGATGTCAATAGGCAGCTTAATGACTTCGGAGTCACGACAGCCAGTAATGTTATCTAGGGTTTCGAGTGAGGGAGAACTGTCTAATTCTTGAGGATTCGTCAGACCAGGGTCTTTCGGGATGATGTAGCGACGTACTTCCACTTCGGTCCCTTTTTCGACGTAGCGACAGAAATTCACCTTGTATTCAATCAGACTGCCAGCTTGGACTTGGTTCAGAATGGTAATTTTGTTGAGCTTGGCGACGTTAAACGGAAAGGCGTAGAAGAAGACCGTGCCTGCAATAAGGCTAAATAAGCCAATCATAATAATCAGCGTAGAGTGTTTTAAGAGCCAGTTTATAGGTTTCATTTGACATTGCCTAACGCTGATTGAACAGCTGGAACCGTACTAAACAAGCCATAGGCAATCACCCCAACCACAATAATCGACAGGACCGTTAAGATTGTTTTTGTGACGTTTCCAAATATAAAGTTAATTGATTTTACCCCACCCGCATCGACTAAAAGAGCGAGGCGTTGATTCTCAGTGACCAATGATGCTATTTTTGCGTTTAAGGCGGTCATATCAGTATCATAATCTTTTTGCGATACAAAGGCGAAATTATCCATCCGGTCAATAATAACCTTCTGGTTGCTGGACATATCCTTATAGATACGGCGAATATCACCTTTAATTAGCCCTACATCGAGCTTAAGTTCTTGGATGTCATCGCCTTGTTGAGTAGCCATCACGGGCACTCCAATCTGTAATCAGAGCACGTAACTAACGTAACCCAAAAAACATCAGAACTTAATTTGCTCTCAATGTTTTGATTTTGCTCATTCACTCTAATTTCCTGATAAGGAGCGTTTGACCCATCAATGCCGTCCTTACCGTCAATTCCATCTTTACCTTTTTCACCAATAAGAGGCACCTCTTTAACAACTGTATTTGTGACATTAAAACTCATTGCATTGATACCTTTAGCCCCATCGAAGTAATCAACACCCTTGACTGGTGTATATCCATCTTTTGCTTGAACATAAACAATTTTTGGCGGGTTATTTGTTAGTTTATTCGATATTGAATTTGTGTTGTTCACTACTTGGATAACGTAAGCAAGAGTAAGCACATTCATAAATGCTAGTAATATGATAGCTAGTGTTATGTACTTACTGTTCATTTAATTGCCGAAAGCAATCAACGCTGAAGGCGTTCCTAATGTGTTAGTTGTGACGTTAAAGACAGCATTATTTGAAGAGAAAGTGATGGTTGCCTCAAGAACTATTGTGCCTGAAGTATCTTTTACCCGGACAAGTTTGGCAACTGGTATCACAGTATCATCGGCATAACAGTATTGATTAGAACCGTAGTAATAACCCTCTGACGGTTTTATTGTTGGGCCTTTAAATTTAATTGTAAACCATGTAGGTATCATACCTATACCAAATGACTGTGTTCCGGTAGATGATAAAAATGTTATTGGACCACAATTTGATGCCATGAATTTCCCCTTAGCCCGTCCCTATATTGTGATTATAACGTAAGCTGTTTGTGAATACTAGACAGAAGGACGAGGCGGGCTATTTAGTAGAGGTCTTTCAATTGAAAAACTATTTTCAAGCTTCTCTACTTGCACTGTTACTGTCTTCGGGCTGATTAGTGCATAAAGAATAATACCAGCAATGATAAACTGTAAAGCAACAAATACAAGCAAGAACTTCTTATTCACGATAAACTCGCTTTGGGTTGCCATTAGGCCGCAATTCCTACTAGACGCAACTTCACTACTACTCCATCGGGTATTGCTGCCATTGCTGCGGAACCAAGCACGTTAATACTTAAGACCGTTACTCCTGCAAAGCTTTGCTTTGTGAAAGGAATAGAAACAGTTTTGTTACTTGTTACTACTGGCAGGCCTTGAGCATACACTCCTGAGCTGTCAATGAAGTTAGTCTGAATTGAATCTGGCAGTAAACTGCTGAGCAGTGCTGTGCCACCTGAGGTACGGGTAGCTCCTTGGGTTGTAACATACGATGTGATTGAACCCGCTGCTGTTGTACATGTTTCAATCCACTCAACAAGGTCGCCAGTTTGAGCAGTACCATTTTGAGCAATGCCGTTAACATATGTTCGATTCGCTGTTTTGCTATTTGCTACGGCAAGCACTGCTTGGTCTCCTAAGTATACTTGCGCTTCCGAAGGCACTTGGTTTGGGCTGTTTGTCATCGGCATTATATTGGTAACGTTATCAAAAGTTACTGCATTACTTGGTTGATTTGTGGGTGATATATCAGGCATATTAAGCTCCTATCGCTATCCATTGATAGAAAGTGAAACCTGTAGCAAAGTTGGTCGAGTCACGTTTGGCAAGCAAGACAGTGAAACCTGTCGTCGAAGGACCTACAGCTTGTGAAACAATACCTGCTGCTAAGTTAACTCCACCAGAACCATAGGTTGTACTTGATGCATTGTCACCACCACATGTTACCGTGACGATTGGAATAGTACTAAAAGCAGCCGAAAACGTAATAGCTTCGCTAATACTGTTAGAGGCTGTATTGTTTGTAACCACACCCCAACCAGTCTCCATCTTTGCACCGGTTACAGTCGTATTTGTCGTGTCATTTTGCCGTTTAACACTTAAGTTCGAAACATTTGTTACTGTATTTGTCGTTGCATCAATAGACTTATTACTTAACGTCAAAGAGTTGTTCGCAGTTGCAATCAACGTATTATTCGCTAAGATTGAGCCTGCTCCCTTTGAAACAAGGTTAAGACTAATATTTGTATCTCCACCAGTAGCCGCAATTGTAGGTGATGAAAGGGTGATTGCGTTGCCGATTGTCACTTCATTCACTGCTGAAGCAGCAGTAGCAGTGAGTAGTAACTCATTACCATTTGCATCAGTCATACGACGAACATTAGGAGAAGCAGCTGTACCGGCTAAATCACCAGCAAGCTGAAGCTTTCCTTTTGTCGTCGTCGTTGAATCTGGGGTGTTTCCTGCAATATTTACCATAATTTACTCCTAAACTAATGTTTCTGTTATACGCATTGTTCCAGTAGCTGTATTCCAAATAGCTACCAGTGCACCGGCAAATTCTGAGCCTGATACTGTTGCTTGGTTACCTGCTGCAAGCATAAATGAATATGACGTTACAGATGCGGTACCACCGTAGCTCACATAACAATCTGAAGTTGATTCGTTAACAAGCAAAGCACTCTTTCGAGCCGCGTTAGCCGCAAGCACGGTAGTAGACGCCGTAGCAGCAGTAACGTTAGTCTTATTGGCCGTATTAGCGGGAGCTTCTCTTGTAAGAATTACACCCGCTGCATCCACTGCAATACCACTATAGTCTCCGTTCGCACTTGTAAGAGCCGTTGCTGCATTATCATTACGAATAGCAAGTGAGAGGACTCCTGTGTCGCCTGAGGCGTGTGCTGCATCTTCTGCCTTACCTAAGTTTGTTGCACCTACCCCTGGTACTTCTGAGGTGATAGTCGTTGAAGCCACGGTAACCGTACCCGATACAGTCGCAAGAAGATTACCTGCAGTTGGGTTTGAGACAACTACATTCGGTTGAGTAAACTGAGCAGAAGGTTCAATACGTATATTTGCCGTACCTGAAGTGTACGTTGAAGCTCGTATACGGAATTGAGACACACCAAGTAAAGGGCTTACATTCCATGCATTCGTAGCGTTACTTCCTGGAGCAATCGACGTAGAAGGTGTTGGGTTTGCAACGTTTAATTGGGTAGCTACGATAGGAATCCAGTTAACACCATCGTATACTTCTGGGTTAATAGTAATACCTGCATACGTACCGTACATTGATACTGTAACTGCTCCTACGCCCATGAGGTCAGTAGCAACGACTGTTGAAGTAGCAGTCGTGAGCGTACCCGTCGTCGTCGTTTGAATTGCGTTTAATTGGACCGGTATTTGTGTTTGGTCAGAAGCGATAACAACTGGGCTACTGTTAGCCATTGTTGTACTTCCATTTGGATTATTTTGATTATACGCCATGGTTATCCTTTCTAAGTGATTACCCAGTTAGTGTTATCGGAAATTAAATCGACAGAAGCGTTCGGTGCAAGTGTAATTCCCCCGCCGTCAGCTGTTTGACCTGAGGTGAAGGCAAGTGCAACTGGAGCAGTATGTCGATTCTTCAATGTATATAGGTTGGTATTTCCTACAGCAGTAGGTAGTGTCACCGTGTGAGCAGCTGAGATGATATAGACATAGTCAGTTGCTGCAGTAGCCCCAGCTGTGATGTTTCCTGAGGTAACGGTAATTGATCGAGTGATACCTGAGCCACCGCCTCCTGCACCGTTAGAAGCAGCAGTGATAAGTCCTTTGGCGTTTACCGTAATGTTTGCATTAGTAAATGAACCAACATTGGCATTCACAGTGGCGAGCGTGAGGGCATTTGTATTATTCGCTGTACCATTGAAGGTGCTACCTGCACTGGTACCATCGCCAGTTATAGTTCCTATCGTTCTAGGTGTCGTCAAGCTTGCTGCTGAACCAGTAGTACTTTGGTTAAAAGTAGGGAATGTATTAGTACCAGACGTGAGATCTTTGTTTGTTATTGTTTGCGTATCGCTTACCCCGACAATAGAACTACCTGACATACTGACGGAGTTAATCGAAGCAACACCGTCGATGTTTTGACCACCAGTTCCATTAATAGAAATGGATGAAGCTTTAATTAATTTACCGGTTGTTCCGTTATATAGAGCAATGTTATTGTTAACGGCACTCGATGGACCTACAACATCACCGCTTCCTCCGCCTCCTCCCGAATACTGTGGAATGTTAAGGGTGTTTGCTACCAGGGTAGCTGCACCACTTGTACCCGTAGTCGTGAGTGTCAAAGAGCCCTGTTTTGCTGCTAAATCAGTAACAAGGTTGGTAACTTGAGACTCTGCAATTTGAATAGGGATAGATGAGGCAGCTGTTGTCAGCCCCTTAGCATTTACGGTTTGTGAAGACACACTTGATGCTGAACCAAAAGTGCCCACATTTGAGTTAACGGTTGCTAGTGTTCCAGCGGCCGTTACGTTTGTTGAACCGTTAAATGTCGGGCTTGTGTATGCTAAGTCACCCGTAATAGCAAGCGTCCGACCTGTTTGCAGAGTAGTAGCTGTGCCGGCGTTACCTGTAACTGATGTTTGGTCACCCGTATTGGTTCCCGACAGGTTCGAACCTGTAACTGAACCTGCTGAAGCAACAGAAGTAGGAGTAATAGCCCCCAGACCGATTGTAAGGCTTCCTGAGTTAGTAATTGGACCACCGCTAACAGTTACACCATTTGAACCAGTTCCATTCACAGACGTTACTGTGCCGCTTCCTGCAGCAGGGTTTACCCATTGGGTATTGTAGTTAGTTGCATCAATCTTCGCTAAGACTTGGTTTGCAGTACCCCCAGCAGGTACACCAACTCCATTCGTGCCATTTGTACCGTTAGTTCCCGGTGCTCCGTCAGCACCTTTAACTCCTTGAGCCATGGCTCGGGCAGTTACCTGTGTCGTTTTAACAGTCGCCTTAAGAGTCGTTGTCTTTACCTGAGCGATGACTTGATTTCGATTTAAATCAGCAGTTGGCATTTAGCAGTCCTCCCCTTTTGGCGGGACTACCTCCACAGTACGAGGGTTAAGTTGAATACTAGTAATTTTGTTACTTGCATCTTTGAAACGAGCGTACCAGTTATATTCACCAACGGGAATAAGTGAAGAGGCTGCTCCTGAAGCGGAGGTAAGTACAAAATCAAAGCTTGTAACGTTTGTTAAAAAAGTACTCAGTGTCGCTGTTATAAGGGCAGTTGAGTCAGTGAACGTATCCGGAGGGGTTGAAGTAAGAGGTACCACGTAAAGTACAGCTGAACCACCTAAAGTAGTCGTAAATAGACTCGAAACGGGAATAGAGATTGTTTGGTCGTCCCCTCGTATGATCTCAGCAGAACTGCTCATATTACGCTACCGCAATCCAGGTAACCCAACCGAAGCCAGAACCTGCAAAGTTAGTACCATCTGCCTTTGTCATAGAAAGAGTAAACCCAGTTGTCGTAATTGTATTCGCTCGAGTCACAACACCATTAGCAACGTTAATAGAACCTGTACCATAGGCAGTAGCAGTTGTATTGTCACCAGCGAAGCCAGTAGTGACGATTGGGATTCTGGTAAAAGGTTTCGGGAAAGTGATAGCGACGGTAATAGTTCCTACTGCGGCATATGCTTTAATCATTTCACCAGCTTGGATACTTGGAGCGGTAAGGAGTAAATTGGTTGCATCATCTTGACGATAAACATTAAACGGAAGAGGGGCGAGTTGTCGCAGATCAACAACACTTGTAATAGCCGAACCACTCGATACTACTTTTGATAAGAACTGATAGCCACCAGCAAGAGTTGGTGGAGTAGCATTATTCGTTACTTCTTGGAATCCATCAACGACGCCCGTAGGAGAAACGCTCACATAGGTGTCACGTGAGGCTGTGAAAGCGCGAGTTGCAATAGCAGCGACAGAGATACGTGTACCATTTGTTGAATAGATAACACCTGATGTCATCGCACCATTTAAACCCGTTAGAGCTGACCAAATAAGACCAGATTGAATAAAAGCAATAGCCGCTTCTTGACGAAACTTTTCTACGTTTGCTGAATCATTAAAGATAGTTGCAGGAGCAGAGCCTGCTGTAATTTTAGTACCAGACACTGTTGAGATGTTCGAATCATCAAGATTACCGTTTACCACGGCGGCGACTGCGTTTGCCCCCTGATTAACAGATAGAGCCGTAACTTCGTCGTTAGGATTTACTTGTGGGACGGTTACTAAGGTCATTTAGTTCTCTTTCCCGTCCGTGTGCTACTCATAGAATAGCAGACAAAAGACGATTGTTAAATAGGGTTATTGGTAATTGAGTAGCCCTGCTTGTTGGTCACTTCCTGCTGAACCTGTTTGGTTAGCTACTCGGCTGAATAAGTCACGGAATACACCAAGCTTAGCCGCAATTGCTTCAGGGTCATCGAAGGCCTGAGGAAGTTGACTATTGTAGAACGCTGCCTCTTGGTCTGTGATGGCTGCACCCGAACGAAGACGGGTAATAACATCTTGAATGTTTCTAGCAGTTGTATCGTATGTTGAAGTGCCGAGAACGTTAGCACCAAGGCCACCTACAAGGCTACGACCAGGGACAATAGTTCCTTTTGGAACACCACCTTGATTAATCATGCCCTCGAGCGCGTTCAATGATTCGAGACCACTGGTCGCATTGGCGACAGTCTTTGAAGCTTCAGCGCTCAAAGGTTTCGCAACCGTATTTTGTGCAGATTCATATTCGTTAATACGATCGTACAAATCGGCAAGTGTTGCATAACCCTTGGTATCACCTGTGCTAAGAGCATTCGTCATTTGAGCAGCTACGTCTGAAAGAGAAATTCCGAATGGATTACTTGCAGCTGGCTGAGTTAATGTATTACTGTTCATAGCTTCACCTGTGAGTGTAGAAGGCCGTTGCACCTGTTCGGCGGCGAGAGGGTCTTGTACTAAAGTTTCATCAATAGGAACATCACCAGTTAGTCCAGGACGTTGACCCAGGAGGCTTTCACGTGTTGCTGCACCGAATATACCTTGACCAGTGGTATTCGCTCCAGCAGATACAAGTGTGTTACCAGCTCCGCCAATTGCACTAGCTGCCTTAGAGATTCCCCCTGGTATTACTTGTGAGCCGATACTGTTACCAAGAATGTTTAATCCGCCCTTAGTGCTATTTGCGTTCTTAGAGGATAATTCAAGGATATCTTTGGCATTTACGTATGCACCCTTAGTCGCTTTATATTCAGGTGATAGAGCTGTAATAGCATCGTCAATTGATTCACGGATAGAGCGCGCCTGAGCAGCTGCTGAAGTCTTACCAGCACCATTCTGATTGAAAGCAATGTTGTCTGCCTCGCGGCGAATGGCTTCGAGAGCTTTAATGTCTTTTGCGTTTGTAACTTTACCAGCAAGTTTATCGAGTGTACGTGTGGTTCCAGTAATCGTAGCGTCTTCGGCAACTTTAGCAGCTGCTGCAGCGTTGATAGCATTAATTTCATCTTTAGATACAGTACGGTTAATAGATTCAAGAGTAGAATCAAGGTCAGCAGTTGTCTTGTTAAGTAAGTCTTGAGCAGATTTTGCTTGAGATATAGGTGTACCAGGTTTAATACCATTTGTACGAGCAAAGTCATAAAGCTCTGCAGAACGTTCAGGAGTAATCGTATTGCCCTTGAGTTTTTGACCCACACCAAACCCGCTTGTTCTAGTATCAGCATTAGTAGCTGCACCCCTCAAGGTGTTTGCTAGGCCACCAGAAGCTCTCGTAGTAGTTCCAGCAGCAGTATCTGCTATTTCTTGCCCGGCTAAGGCTTGAAGTGTATTCGCACGCTTAGGAATGGCGAGTTGACCCGCTTCTTGAGTTAATTGCTTCGCAGATGTCTTGCCGATACCAGTGGCGACCTTAGCACCCGCCTTTGCAAGCTTAAAACCAGCTGTAAGTGGAGTTGAAGTGAGGCCGCCGAGTAACGCTTCACCGGCGACACCCTTACCAAGGTCTGATTCACCTTCAACGACGTTCTCGCCAACCTTACCGATAGCTGAACCACCAGCCCCACCGAGTAAAGCACCGAGAAGGCCACCTACAGCTGTCCCAACAACTGGAACGACTGAACCAAGAGCTGCCCCAGCAGCAGCACCACCGAGAGCACCCGCAGTACCACCGGCTGTTGGAATAAGAGACGTTAAGAAGTTACCCTTTTTAGCTACAGGGGCATTTGTTCGTTGTTGACCAAATGATCGTTCAAAACCTGCAATAGCCATTAAAAGCCTCCTAATAGGTATGGTTTACGTACGGCAAGTTGCTTAAGTGCGGCTTGATAACCCTTGCCGCCGTCATTATTTTTAGCTTCTCGTTGCAATAGGGTGTAGATTTGTTGAGCATCTTGGTCACCAGCTTGACCCATGTCATAAAGAACATCACCAATATTTTGATTGGTCTTGAGGGCATATTGAGCTGCGGAGATGGGTTTGTCTGCTTCATCGTAGAAAGCAAAGCTACCTGGTTTCGTCTGCACAGAGCGAGGGGTTTTAGCAGCGGTTTGTTGAGAGGCTGCATTAGCAAAGCTATATTGTTTAGCTTGAGCAGCTGCTGCACGGTTAGCCGCAGCTTGTTGCTCATTGAACTGGCGGATTTGTTCTTGGAACCCACGTTCGGCGAGGTCTTGAGACACACCAGTATCATAAATAGATTGAGCTTGACCACGCTTTTCACGAGCAAGTCCAGCAAGAGATTCTTGTAGTGATAGCTCTTTTTGTGCTCCAGTTGCACGGAGGTTAGCAATTGCAGGCGCATATTCAGTCGCTGCATATTTTGCTTGGTCACCCAGCGGGATACCACCAAAGGCAGTACCTGTTCCACGACGTTGTGCTGAGCTAAGTATGTTTGAGTTTGCCTGAGCGAGCTTAGCATCAGTCTGAGCGATACCTGAATCTATTTCGCCAGGTATGGCATTTAAGCGAGTATTTAAAATATTCTCGCTAGTTGCGTATTGAGGATTAAGTTCTGCAAGAATTTGGTCTAATGAACGAGCCACTAAATGTCCTCAGCTTAACCCGTCCTAGTTATCTTAAATATAGCACGTTAATAAACATAAAAACAATAGCCTAATTAAGATGAGAATGGAGGAATAAATGTTGCGAGCTTTACTGTAATTGTACGAGGCGTTGTTTCAGTGGTTAATGTACCTGCTCCGAAAGCGTAATTTGATATTTCTACATTAACAGTTACAACATTCGGTGCGGTCCTAAGAATGGTTATGTAGTAATAGTACGGTGTAGCACCGAAGAATGAATCAATACCATCGCAGACAACTTGTAGCATTGGCCCAACAAACCATTGAGATGGTGAGGCACTACTATTAATGAAGGCTCGAGAAGGTGCACCTTGCGTACCGATTGCAAGATTATACGATGCTTTGTAGCTTGTATTAGCAGCAATCGAAATCGAACCAGGGATAGTAAATACTATACTTCCTATAGCATCGTTTTTATAAGTGCTATAGTCGGTTGTCAGGATGAAATTACTAGGTTTAGGCATCGAGGTAAATCCTATAATGCAAAAATAACGCTCCAGGTATTGAACCAACGAGAGATAATTGCGTACTGGTTAAAACGACACCGATCGTACCCACTACTGAACCTGCTGTAGTGTCTAATGCGTTGAACTGGGACTGAGGTGAAAGAGTTTGTGTACTAAATTCTATCCATGATTCTGTCTGGGGAATATAACCTAGGCCGTGTACTACTGTTGTGGTCGTAGCAAGGTTAATTTTTCCTTCAAGATATAGCTTTGAATAATTATAATCAGTGTTTAATTCAAACGTATCAGACGAAACATTGGTAAACAGTAGTGTTGCACTACTTCCGATGGGTTCAAAAGAATATAATCGGTAATAAATAGTAACATCATAGGTGAAGAAGTTTGTAACCGCGATAGAATTATTCGTTCCAGTTGAGCTTAAGGTGACGTCAATCCCTAATTGATAAAGCGAAGGGTCGGTTGGGGATGGGCCACTACCCGATACATAGCTAACCGCAAAGTCAGAAGTAGTTGAATAGACCAGGTTAGATAACGGTGTAAAAGGTAAACCATGCGGAATATCCACCGAAGTTGGGGTACTTGCTGGTACAACAAGAGAACCTGTGGTTTGATATATAATCTTATCCAATGGGTAGTCCGTAGTCAGGCTGAAAGAGTTTGCCTTGGTAATATCAGCGGGCATATTAATCTCCTAATTGGGTAAGAACGTTAAAGCCACTCTTCACTTGCCAGTGCCCCATACGTCCATCATCAGGGGCTTGTCCATCAAGTGCAACTGGAACACCATTTTCATAGTAAATAGTACCAAACCTCGCAGGGTTATCTTGATACCTTCCTGTAAATATACCATTTCCCGCAGTATCCCCGAACTGAGTACCAGCCATATCACCAATTTTACCAATGATGACTGTATTATCTCCTGAACCAAATTTCTTTGTAACCGCTTCAGCATCAAGCTTGCGGAAGTTATTGTTAATTTGGTTTAATGCAGCCTTTTGGTCTGAGGTAGTGACAGGCGTGTATTGATTAGGCATTAGATAAGCCTTTGTACTTGAACGGTAAGTACTTCGCTATCAAACTCAAACGGTTCACGAGCAGCAATATGCCGATACGTACGTTGAAGGCGGTTAAACGTCCCAGGAATATATAAGTTACGTGGTGCAATCATGCGGCTACCGGCATAGCGAACGCCTGTATTATACAGCTTACCTGTGTTATACCGTGCCCCATTTCCCGATACATCAATATCTCGGTACGTCGGGTCGCCCTGAAAATCCTTATCGTAACCAGCTTGCACTGAGTAAGTACCTGACACCGATGGAAGTTGTGGGCGTTGCTTTGGAACCCGTTTGCTTTGACTTGGGGTATCGAAGTGAGAGTAGGCAGTAGAAAGTGAAGCCTCAAGTTGGTCACCTAAGTTATTGTAATCATTGGTAGACCGTTCGCCGTAATAAAGCGCACCAACACGGTTGCTCGCTTGAATGAAGCTATCATCTTGCGTGTTACGTCCAAAGGTACGACCGATAATTGCACCACGATCATTACTCTCATATAGATTCAAGGTAAGATTATAGACAAAACATTCAGTATTATCAGCAGAGCCAGCTGGAGCATACCAAATGTATAGGCGGTTATTGAATATGTCTAGGTTAATAGATTCTTTGTTCGTAATAGCCAGGTAATCAGGTAGGAAGCTCTCAGCAAGATTGCGTTCATCCGAACCGTTGAACTGCCATACACCTTCGTCGTCAGCGTGGTAAATGTAGTTTGCATCATATACTAAGCTTTCTTGAGAGAATGTACCTCGTTGACTAGATGCATCATCATCACTAAATGTATCGGTATCAGAACCCAGTAAGAGACGTTTATTGCGCTTAGCTAAGAAGTACAAAACGCCGTTTAAAGGTGCCATTGCCCTAAGACCATCCGCACTTTTTGGTCCAGGCATATATACGAAATCGGTTGAGGTAAAGGTATCATACTGCCCAAAGTTAGAAAAGTTGGCTGCTGTTGGGTCTGAATCGTTCGTATAAAAGATAAGTCCCTTGTGTGACATGATGTTATTTGGAATTACAGGAAGACCCGTAATCTGTGTCACAGTAGTGAAGTCCCATTTATAAGGAGCTTCTAAGGCATTGACCCAGCGAACAACGTCTTGGTCCATTGAGAAGCGGTACTTTGTCGCTGCTGGATTCATTCCTGACTTAATGAGAGTAGTGGTTCCATCAGCATTGGCTTCGTACATTGAGCTACCGTGAGCAAAGATAGTGCGGACTTGTCCATTCGGGCGGTATGCCTTAAATACGCCTTTTACACCTCCTGCAGTTGAAGTGTAGAGCTTGACGTTAATACTAAAAGCATTCGGGAACCAGACAGTACCGTTATCAATACTAGAAATAGCGTTGGATGAGCTAGTCGTTGAGCTGACGCTGTACGTTGATACATTGGTATTTTGTCCCTTAACAACCACAATAACCCCTGAACCATTGGTCACAATTGGAGCGTCAACGAAATATACTGGCACGTATGCGTATGAACTGGCAATTGCTGACGGGGAAATAGAACTACGACATAGTAACAGGCCTGGAAATCCACCGACGTTAGTGTAGACTTCAACGAGTAATACGCCTTGGCTCGAAGGAAGATTCTTTAGGCGAATATCAGCCCTAGTCACGTTGCCAGTTGAAGTTACCGTAAGTTTTTCACCGATTGCTACTGAATTGCCTACTGCTTTATCGGCTGCACCTGTTACGGATGTAGTCTGAACGTTTACAGCCTCACCAATTGGAGTAGAGAAGCGGTCTAAGCCCTTACGGGTCTTGTAGCGTCCTACTTTCACCATACGCATATCAATCACTTGGGAAAGCTCAGTATTTTTTAAATCGTCATTATCTTTATAAGTGTTTGGACCGTCTTTAAAAGAGAGGTCTTTAGTTTGACCCTTTTGCGTAGTAATAGAAGGAATTACTGTCCGATAACCTGAACTAGAACGTACCATTAGTTATACCTGGATTTCCATAGTAGAGAGGAGTATTACCATAAGATAAGCCACGAGTACGTGCTTTGCCTGGTCCCATTTTCCGTGGTGTATAACGACCGAGCATGTCATCGGCTAAATCTTCAACCTTACGTTCATGTACAGCAGCAATATCAAAGTTTTCTCGATATTGTTCTAGGCCCGCTAGACCGCCTCTAATGTAGATATTCTTAAATTCAATAGGTATTTGCGGTTTTGAGGTTGTTGCGTCTGAGAGAAGCTTAGGACGCTCTACATAACGCATTTTAACGGTATAGTCTTTATCAAGTGGCGCTGGGAAGACAATGCTGCCGTTGAAGTCAGTGTAATTAAATGGTGGGTTGGTTGTATTACTCTCAGGGTCTGGGTAAACGTCGTAAAACTCATTAGGCGACAAGTAGCTCGGTTGGTAGATGGTTGGAGTTGTGGTTGTCTCATCTATGAGGATAAGCTGAATAATTTCTTGGTGGTCGCAATCGTAATCAAATGAAGTAGAACCAGCTGATAAACCAACCTCGAATACGTCTTCATTAAACTTAAAGCGTTTACGACCCAAAACCTCATCTTGCGTACGTTGAAGATACTCTAATACGAGACTACGAGAGAATGAATCATCTTTTGATTGCGCGATAACTGAATCAATAAGTTCTAGTGTGTTGTATGCCACTTAAGCTCCGTAGCCCGTCCGTTACCATTATCATATCAGTTTTATTTTATGAAAGCCATCATTAACTTCTTTTTGTCCATACTCAACTATCTTACGTTGATGACCAATGCTTCTTGTCACCTTGATTGGTATGCCGAGCTTCCGTATCTGCATGAAGAAATGAATATCGTGTTGACCGTAAATAGGTTCTCTCGGGTCACGTTTGCCAATGTATTCACCTTTTGGAGTGTAGATGTCATCAGTGCTAAAGACTGGTTTATCAACTAGTTCTAATATGCCCCTCTCTATCAACAAGCACCCTGTACCCGTATAGAGAACGTCACTGTTATTGTCTCTCTGTACACACATGACACCTTCTACTGCCGGGTAGTCCATTGTGGCAATAGGTGATTGAAGGTCTAATAACTCTTGTAATATACCTTTAGGCAGTACCATGTCTTCTTCAACAATCCATACATAATCAAACGAACTTTTAAGTATTTTATCCATCGGTTCATTAAAAGCCTCTGGTATAGGCCGAGAATGGGCAAAGAAAAACTCAAAAGAGAAAGGTGCCACTTCTCGTAGCACCTCCTCAATGGTTTCGCTGAATATAAGGCCACGTGATGGCATCATAACAGCTATATTCATTATTTGTCGTCGTGAGTACGGTTAAGTTGCTCCATTAAGCCGTCTTGTGTTTCTTTTTGCTGTGCTTCAGGTGTTTTGCCTTCATTGTCAGCTACTTGGAAATCTTTTGGTGTGAAGTCACCGCTTTCAGGGTTAGTCACAGGTGCATCGGCACTCACTTCTTTTCGTTCTGATTGTGAGTTGTCAGTAGGTTCAACAGTTTCAAGCTGAGGCACACCGTTCTTTTCGTGTTCGACGTGTTTCTCAGTCTTTGCACCGTTAATTTTTACTTTTTCGTTGGTTTTCTTGTCAGCCATAAATCCTCCTCTTAATCCGTCCGTTATTTTATTATACTACGCTTCTAGTTGAGCTTTAAGCTTTTTGAGGGAAGCAACAGCCTTGTGAAGCTTCTCGTTTTCTTTTTCAAGTGTCTTTAATTGAGTATCAACACCTTCTTGCTCGTAGGGAAGCCATTTAATATCTTGGTTAATAAAAATATCTACCTCGTTGCGGCGAATAATAGAGCCCATCTCGTTAATTTGAGTAATGACATACTTTAGCTTAGGGTCGTTACTTGTTGTTTCTAGTTCTCCGGTTGGTGATTCAAATACTTCGCTCATGTGTTCTCCTTAGATTTGTCCAATATGGTAGTGCTAATGTAACACAAAAACCGCCCCATTCCTAGGGCGGTTAAATGATTCTCTATTAAGTCTGTTATGAACGGACTAATACTGAGAATGTTGGTCGAAGTGTAAGAACACCGTATACTGTGTCAACTGTAAGCAACCAACCGAGGTATTCTTGCTTGTATTGAGCTTGTGTACGTGGTGCTTCTTGCAATGCGATACCAAGGGCATCCTTGTGGAAGGCAACACCTGTTTCTTGTACTGGTGTACCAGCAACGCTAGGGAAGTTCTGGCTCATAACGACGTCGAAGCCGTAGATTGTACCAGTCTTACCGTTAACGATAGCTTGGCCTGTACCTAGAGCGTCGTAACGAACGTACTTGTCGATTGCAAGCATTTGACCGTTTTGTGTTGGACCAAGGGCTAGAGTACGATCAGTTGAAGGGGCTTTAGCCTTATCAAGAGCAACCTTAGCAGCAAGGATAACAGCATCAACAAGAGGTGTACCGAATGTACCAACTGGTGTGTTAGTAGAACCAGCCTTAAGTTCTGTTAGGATGTCTGTATCAATTGCTTCTGCAATAGCGTAAGCTGCAGCCTTAGTAAATTCACTACGGAGGTCAGCTTTCGCTTGAATCTTCGCGATGTCTTCAATAAGGTATGAGCTTTCCTTGTGTTTGTTAATCAAGATGCTTACAGATGTAGCAGTTTGACCGTTCAATGTAACTTGAGTGTTCGCTAGCTTATCATTGGCAACAGCAAGCTGTACGAATGGTACAACAACTGATTTACCGTAGCTTGCAACTTCTGTATCGAAGTGGCGTACACGGTCTACCAAGATTAGGTTAGATTTCAAAATGTCCATAACATCATTTGCCCATACGTTTGGTGCAAATTGAGTTGTGGTTGTGACTGTCTGGTTAGCAGTTCCTAGTGGCATAATTGTAACTCCAAAAATTAATTGGCTACGAGGCTAGGATTCGTTCAAGTGTCGCTTGGTTAGCTGGGTTCTTACGCCCTTCTGGGCCAAGGTTCGAGTACCATTGTTCTACGTTTTCTTTAGAGATACTTGTAGAATTACCAGCACTACTTGCACTACCTTTTACCGCTGTAGCACGTTGTTTATTTGCAAGCGTTTGGAGGGCTTCTTGACCACCTTCTTTTCGGATAGCCTCACGGTCTATCTTTTGCGCTGGGACTGCAATAGCACGAAATTCATCAAGCGTTAGTTCACCCGCCATCAAGAGCTTAGCGGCACGAGGATTAGCTTTTGCATATTCACCCATGGCTACGTCTTCATCTGAGGTAACATTGTTAGTTTCTTTCCACTCACGAATAATCTTCTCATTTTGCAACTGGTTCGCTATAGCAAGTGCTTGCTCTGCCTTTGTTGCATCTGGGTCAATTGTCGATTGTGTTAAGTTTTTCTCTAACTCACTTGCTTGTTGTGCTTTTGCATGAAAGGCTTTCTCTGATTCGCGCATAGATTTCAAAGCTTTCGCTTGTCCCTCTGGTGTGCTCAAGTCAATACCCTTCTTGCTTGCCCATTCGCTTAGGTCTTCTTCTGCTGAGGTATCTGAAAGGTCAGGCTCATCATTAGAAGTGTCAGTCTGTTCTGTCTCGGTTTCGACTGCCTGTTCAACATCCTGCTCAACAGCTTGTGTATCAAGTACGGCTGTATCATCTGCAGAAGTGTCTACTACGGTTGTAGTTTCATCTTCGTTCATAATTGCTCCTTTATTGTTTGCTGCACCTTTTAAGGGGTGCTAACGAAGTGCGAAAGAAATCACTTTGGACGGGTGAATAGTTATTAAAAACATCCCTCGCACTCCGATAGCAACGCTTAAACCGATGTATCTCCTTTCTTCTTTAGCTTATCTGTCAGTCGTTTCATAATCGTTGGGTTAGTCGTAATTTCTAAAGCAGTCTTGAAGTAGCCAATCTCATCATCGTACGCACTCGCTTTTAAGGACAAGGCCCTGCTCTGGCTTTCGGTAACATCAACACTACCAGCACGTTTCTGGTAATCATCACGAATATGCTCTAGACGTGCAATGTAGTGTTTGCCAAACTCTGAACGAGCAAAGGTTACAGCTTCGTGCGCAATACCATATGAATCAGCCATTAGACTGGTGCTCCTGTTGGTAGTGGCGCGGCGAGAGGGTCGGTAGGAGCTTCTCCCGCTAGAGCTGCCATAGGGTCTACAGCACCTTCTACAGGAGTGATGATGCGTTCCACCTCTTCAGCGGTTAGGCTAGAAATCTTAGGTAAGTAAATCTTTTTAATTTCTTCTAAGTTGTTAGTTGGGTCTTGAATAAGTATCTGGTATTCCTGCAGGTTATCCCGCTTTGAGGTAGCTTTCTTATTTTCGCTATCAATCTCAAGAGTAACACTTGGTATCCAGTCACCCGTGTATTCATCAGGGTCAAACACTGCAGTATTAGGAGGAAGGTTAAGCGTTTCGCCATTCGACATTTTAAACTTAGTTGGGGTTGTGCTATCTTGTCCTGTTGAACGAACAACCATTGGTTCCGTTATATTTAGTTGAATCATACGGAAGAGCAGTTGACCCATGTAAAAGAATGCACCTCGCTCTAAGTTGCGAGCTTTAATCTCAATACGCTGCGAGGCTTGGTTAAGTTGAGCGTTCACTTCAGTAGCAGTCGTGTTTTTCACGTTTGCTGCACCCTTAGCAATCTGGTCAATGGCAGTCGTTTCACGGATTTCATTCTTGATATTCATACGCTCGTTGAATGAGTTAGCCGGCAATATAGGTGGTGAGTAGTAGCCCATTGTATTTTCTTTAAATGGATACACAGTATCAGGGTCGTTGTTAATGAGGTCGAGCCAGTCTTCATTCACTGGGTCAAGCCAACGCTGAGGAGCGAGCTGTTTGATGATATAGTCACCTTCTTGGTTGTCCATGTCGTTCAAACGCTCTTGCAAGCTGGCAATAGGTTCAATGTCACTCTTACCGTAGAACAATGATACATCGGTGTAGTTACGAAGGAAGACAAACGGAAGAATACCCTTAGGGTTCTTATCACCCCGAGCCTTAGCTTGAGCCTTGTACGGGTTTTCAATCTCTTCAATGACAAATTTACGGTTAAGGATAGTTGTAACAGTGTCGTAGTCCCATATCTCAATACACTCGACTTGGTGCTCAGAAGCCTCTGGCATCGTAGAACCGAGGAACATATTCTTGATGTCTTGGTCGGTATCATCGTGTTTAAAGGCAGTAACCTCTTCTTTAGAAGGAAGCTTAAAGCGTGGAACCATCTCGCCATATGTCTTAGAGCCTTCTTCAGTATCAACCACTTCGTATTCTTTTAGCTCATCGAGTGAGGTGAGGTATCGGCGTCCTGCATAGCCTAAGTTCTCAGGTGAGGTGGCAGTAGGATCAATAATAGCATCACGAATAGAGAAGTGAATCATCCGTGGACGGTCAATATCCCAGTAGAAGAATAACGGTGCTGTACCAAGACAAACGTTCTGACGTTCAGCGCTCTCGAGTTTCTCGTCCCAACGGTCAGCTTCCCAGAAGTCATCGAGCAGTGAGTTTAGTGCATCTGTTTCTTTCTGTTGCATAGGGTCATTTGGCACCCAGTCAAAGCGAGGGCGAGAGTTAGAGAGAGCTGCCACAATAGTTTCCACAGTTGAGAAGGTCATCGGGACGAAGGTATTAGTGAGCCCTTCGTACGCTTGTTGGACGCGTTGGTTGTTATACAGCTTCCAATCTCGTTCCCAACGATAGTGCCATGAATCCTTAGCATAATTCCAAGAATCGTTAAAACGCTTCATAGTTGAATCTAGTTTGACGTTTTGTGTTGTTATTTTCTTAGATTTAGGCATTAAACTCCTTGTAGCTCTATAATGCTTTAGTTTATATAGTATTGCAATAGTAATTTATAGTGGTTTGTTACTTCTAGCACGGGCAACCCAACCGGCAGTCTTAATACGAGGCGTCCCACTTGCTGGTCGGAGTGATTCAAACCCGTAACGAATAGCGTCCATTGGGTTACTCCATTCATGTACCGCATCGTCTGGAACGTTGAGCGTCTTTCCTTCACGAGTTACCGCCCATTTGTAACCCAAGTACCCCGCCCAGGTCTTTACACTACGAGCAGTAACACTTATCTTCTGGTCTATCACATACTGTATACCTTGGCTTACTGAATCTTTACCTTTAACTACACCCTGGATGTTCACACCATAACTGTATATTTCATCAATACTTTTAGGTTCCGCACTATCGGCAATTACCAGGGCCTTCTCTTTAGTATTTAAAATATCAGCAATACTCTTGTTACTTAGCCCTTTTTGATAGGCTATTTCGTCAACTATAAACGCACCATTGTACTGATAGATTGCCACAATTACAGTTGGGTCAATCGAATACCCGAAGTCTAGACCATAGCGGACGAGCTTTGCCATAGGAGGTATTTCGTCAATCTGTATCCAGTCGTTATAAATACGTCCCTCTTGTGAGTTAGGTTCACCAAGCCACTTGTGTTTATAGAGTGCTGGCCTGTTTTCTTTATCGTCTTCCATTTCAACCCTAAGAACATCAGGAAACCAACCATGTTTCATAGCTACATCATAGTTAATGTGTAATACGAGAGTATTAGGCCTTCCCTCGATGACTAAACGCTTATGTATAGGGTCTTCTTCATCTAAACGGTTGTAGGTATAGATGATCTTACTGCCTGGCTTACGCACTGTAGGGACAAGGACATCAATTGAACTACTCGTCACGGTCTGTGCTTCTTCAACCCAAGCATAATCCATACCCTCAATAGACTTAACACTCTGTTCGTTATGGTGAAGCCCTTTGAACAAGAAATCTGAACCAGTAATGGTATTTACTATTGCTTTGTCTGTCACTTTAAAATCAGTTAACTCATACTTAGCAATTAAATCGGCTAATAATTGATGTGATGAATCGCCAATACTGTTTTGAAACTCACGAAAACAACCAACGCGTACAGTCTTACTACGAGCCATAATGAGTAAAAAGCGAGCTACTGTATGAGACTTAAGTGAACCACGCCCGCCGTATATAGCAGCTTCACGCCAATCATCATCGAATAACCGTTTATACTCTTTAGGTATTTGTATTGTCTGTTGGGTCATCATCACCTACGAATTGTACGAGTACTGGGGCTAAAGTATTACCGTTTGATGTTACGTCTTGTTCTGTTTTATCAATCCATCCGAAGTTATTCTTAGCATTAAAGATTAAACCAGGTGTAAATGTCTGCTTGTCGTTCATTCGTTCCTCTACATCAGCCTCAACTCTATCCCTTGCTGCTTTTATAGTGAGAAAAAACTCGTCTTTCTTGGAATAGTTAAGAAGACTTCTACGGTCCATTCCTAACCTCAGTGCAAGGCCAGCCATAGTGTAAGGAGCTGGGTTCATAACCTCTATAACTCCATCTGCTTTAGCACTATAGATTTGCTGTATGCGGTTGTCACAATAGTCAAAGTATTCGTCAATGATGTAGCTTAAGTCCTCTGCATTGGTATACAGCGGTGGTCGTCCACCAGGATGCTTAGAGGTAGACTGAGTTGTAGAATCGTTGTTCTGCTCTGTCATAGTGCTTATAGCTTACTACTAATACTTTCATTTGTATAGTGCAAAAAAACACCCCTTTCGAGGTGTATCTTGTAAGTTCCGAATGAGTGTCGTTTCCCTTTACGTTTATGAGCGTTCGGTTACGTAATCTAATGGCTTAACTTACTATATTTTAGCACAAGCGATGCAATAAGTCAATAGCTATAATGCCTTACCTACAATTATCAATACAACGATAATCACAATGATTATAAATATAGTCATGCTACCATCCAATCTTATCAGTTAAGTAAATCAATTCGTCTTCTGTGAGTTCTAGTTTCATTTAGCTTCCTTTGCTGCGGTTAAAATTGCGGTGATTTCTGATATTGCTGAATTATATCCAAATATCTCATAAGTTAAGTTGCTACCGTCACGATATGCATCTTTTTCTTTTGGTAACTCACTAATGATTATGTCGAGGATAGCGTCAATAGTATCGCTTACTTGCTCTTCGTGTTGGGGTAATGTGAAGTCTATTGATATAGCTAAATCTACATTGCCGCGTACTGCAAGCTCTAGCTTCTTCCGTAGTTCATTATCTTGGTGGGGTAGGGTCATCACTTACCTTCCTTTTTAGTTAAAAGCCCCCAAATAAATACAGGAAAGCCTATTATTAAGCCAACTATCAAAGCTCCACCGACTAAACTAGAACCAATAATAGATAGTCCAAAAAATATTCTTGCTGCCCGAGGGTTAATCATAGATCTTCTCCCCAATTTGGTTCTGTCATCTGTACTAATATCACGGGTTTTTCTATTGGTATTTCAGTAGCAGGCGAACCTTTAACCATTTTTTCAGCCTCATTAGCCGATTCTGCAATTACTAAGGCATATTCAGACCATATCGACCATTTTTTTGGGTCTGAAGATTCTTCTCCAACGACAAATAGTTTCATTGTTTCTCCTTTAGCAGTGAGGTAAGTTCAGATTCACGATGCAAGCTCCATTCCGCAATATCCATGTTTAAATTGAGTGCGGCATCAAGTTTGTGGTGTTCATCTATTCGGGCTTTAGTTTCTGCTTCTGCAATCAACCGGGATACGGATGAAATAATATAACGCCTTGCTTCTGCTGGTGAATGACCACGCTTTCCGTTAGATTTGTTCCATATATCTTTACCGTCAGCTAACCAAGCAATATGAACAACACGGTCTTTAGACGTAGTTTGTGTAGAAGCAATTTTAATACGCTCTTCGATTAGTTCTTCTAGGTTACTACTAGACATGAGGGTTACTCCTTGCTAATTCTCTTAGTTGTTTATGATGTTCGGCATGATGCTTTGTACATAACCAAACTCCTATGAACCAGTTTTCTTTTTCGTAGCCTTTTGAGTGATGAAACTGTACTTTAGTATTTCCGCATATTTCACAAGGTTCTTTTGTAAATTTTCCGGCTGCAATAGCATTATTTACTGCTTGCCGAGCTTTTTGCTTTTCAGGGTTCTTGTTCCTGTATGCGTACATCTTTGACTTAAGATTATCCCAGTTAGCCTTACGATACACTTCTGACTTTTCACGTATCATTTCCTTGTTTCTCTCATAATAATCTCTTGTTCTAGCACGGTTACATTCGTTACACATATTATCAATACCAGAAGTGTGAATAGCAGATTTAGGAAACTCATCAATTGGACGAACTATATTACAGCGGTAGCACTTCTTTTCTTCTGCACTCTGTTTAAATGAAGTCATGCCTTCTCCTTAATCTGCCGTCTAATATCACCAGCGGCAACCATAATGACTGCTGCAATGAATATTTCATGCCTATTTGCACCATCTATTGCGTAAATTGCTATTAATAACAAGCCAAGAATATAACTACTCACTACCACTCCTTCTTTTCATTAGTGTTAATAGAGTCTAATTCGGTTGTATAAAATCCAATCTCGTCTAGATAATCTTCAATTAAAGTTTTTAGTCTCGGAAGTTCATATAAAGGTAAGCTTTTCTCAGCTATAGCCATAAACTTTTCTGCTGATGGTGCATTACTCATGTTATTTGCCCTCCTCAGTTTTATTAGTGTTAATAGCTTGAAGCTGCTGGTTCTTTATTTCAGAGTAGATACGAACCATTTCAAGGTTATATTCGATAGTTGTCATACTACCGGTTACCTTTCTTGAGCTTTTTTAGTTCAGTGATACGTTTGTAAAGTTCGTGCTTAGTACCTTCGTTTAATTCTACCCATTGCTTGCCTGATTTTTTTACTGCCTCTAGAGCATCCAGCTGCCACTGGAGTTTGAGTTTTAGTAGAGAATGTTTTGTTTTGAGGTCTGAATGATGCCATTCTTTATCACGCTCGTCTTCTGTAATTTCACCAGTGATGAACTGCATAGTTGTTTCCGCATACAATGCAGCGTGATTGTCTAATAGGGTATCTAGCTCATCATCTTCTTTACTAGGTGGATATACATTGCTATGAAACACTGGAGCATTACATTCGCCACCTGTTCGTTCAGGACAGTCGATATTAAGGCAAGTCTTTTTAGGTGTGGGTTGTGTGAGGTTATGGCTAGAAACCAAGTAACCGCAATCGGTACATACATCTGAACCATCAAAATCTTTATATGTAACTACCTTGTTTTGAGTTAATTCACATGGGTTACTCATGGTGTTCGCTCCTCTCTTGGGTAAGCTCATTTAACCTATTCAAAATGCTATAAGTTCTTCCTTTGTCATCAACATAATGTATGTCACTATCCACATCAGGGTTTCGTAAATGCTTTAGCTCATCAATCCTTGCTTCCCTTACCGCCTGAGCTGTATGGGTTTCGATAAGCTGCATAAGGTCATCTACAATATCTTTATAAGGTCGCATAGCAGGACGCTGATGAATACGGTTTATCTCAGCTCGTAGTCTCTCTTGCTCTGGCATTATAGGGTTAAGATTCATATTTATTCTACTTTCTTATTCTTACGATTGTTTTTACGACAAATCCTGCATTCAACTCTGCCATCTGAATACGTGTAGGTGTTTTCAGGTGTCATTTCATGTTCTTTTCTACAATGAGTCGTATTGCCAATAGTGTCTATTCTTTTATGGCACTTTCTACACAAAGCTCGCCAGTCAGAAATGTCTCTGATATAATTTCCAGAAATGTTAGACCAGTCAAGTTGTTTTTCGTTGTTACAAATCGCACATAATTTTGGTTTTGTAAAATTGTATCTCATCCAGTTATGAACTGCATAGTACTGGTTTTTCGTCATACGACCTGACACAACCACTTTTGCAAGACCCATCTAGTTAATCTCCTCTATAGCTGCTTTAAGTTCTGCTTTGCGTTCTCGGTTGTATATTGAAAACATTGGGCTTTGCCTGTCTAACTCTTCCAAACGCTCTGAATAGCCATAGTTGCGAATAAGCTTCAATAAATCATCACGTAATTCACCGATAGTACCGCCTAAATTACCTTTTACTATCAGCTGATGCACTTGCCTCTTTAAATCTTCATCCTTGCTTTGGTTAGTCATTACTGTTGTTCTCCTTGAAGCTGTTCTTTTGTGCGATGTAATTCTCCACCAAACAAATCAAATTCAAACAATACCGATATAACCCAATCTCTATTTTCGGAAACAACATTAGCAGCAATATCTTCAATACTCGG